CTCCTCAAACATCTCGCTCTTGCTCTCAATGAGCAGGCTCAATGTAGGGATACCGTGCTGAGCAATCTTGTTGACTGCCTTGCCACTAAGACCCTCGACAACATACGTGTTGCCACCCTTGAACTTCCAGTACTGAGGACATTCGCCCTCACCGTCCCAATCATGGGCACCGTAGTTCTCTTTGTGTTGGGTTTGAATAACTAACTTTGACATACCTTTCTACTCCTGTTTTCTCAAACTATGCATATATTATAGCAAATTTACAGGTTTTGTCAACCGGATTATTTCACTAGTAGAATCAATGACTTAGAGGTGGTACCCTGTAGGAGAATCGAACTCCTGTTGCCGGGATGAAAACCCGGTGTCCTAACCACTAGACGAACAGGGCAAAAATAACCCCCAGTTGCTTCTGGGGGTGCTACTCTTATGCACTATTTTGAGAGTCCAAGTGCTGTTGACTCGCAAGTTGTGGCTTTGTTGTTTCTCTTCTGTTCAAACCTCCACGCAACATGGGAAAATCAGAAGTTATTATTATTTGCTGTTTGCAGTACACTTAGGGAATTTACAGGACTATATCCAACCCAATTTACGAAATACCACTCGGGCAATCAGCAACCGTGTGTCATGTGTTCGTATGCATCATTGCAATCTTCCAACTGCTTTCCGCAAACACATTCTTCACTTTCTTCTAGTGAAGGCGCACCAACTAAACTACGAACTTGGTCTTCACGCAATTTCTTGCGTTCTGCGTCTGCCCAACCACTTTCTATGTGTAATCCAACTGGTCTCATATATACCTCACTAAAACATTAGTATAGCATCAAAGATATGTTTGTCAACCTTTTATTTCCATTGTGGGCCATATAGCCAAGTCACAAGGGATAATCTAGAACCTGTTTTTACAGGTGCAACAGAATGAGGAAGGTAACTTGGAAAGATTACAGCATCGCCTTTTTCTATTTCCATGACCTCTCCCATAATTTCTAATTCGCCGCCAGTGAAATCATCTGTAATAAGTATAGACATACTGAGCTTTCTTACATCATCTTGTGAGTAGTAAACGTCTTGGTGCAATCCATAATTGCCGGCGTCTTCTTCGCGATATAAAATTAGTTGACTCTCAAATTTGTTATTTGTATCTACATTGTTGTAGTATTCAAACAACGGTTTCACAACTGCTTCTACAAGTGAATTGCTTGTCATGCTTTCAGCCCAACATCTGCGTATTGTAGAAATAGACTCGTTGTTTATTTGAGCACGTTTCCAATCAATTGGTATTTCTATTATGTGATCTAAAAAACTTTGTGGTACTGCGTTATGGACTACTATTGGTGTCATTCTATTACAATATCTTCCATACCAGCAGTTCTCAGTCTAGTAATGTGACCAATTTGCCATTGCTTGGTATCTAACCCCTTCATTATTCCAAGATATTGGTTTCTTAAAAGGGCGTATTGGTTTGATAGGTGGGTTAGAGTTATAACAGAATCTTCACCATCAACAAACTTTTCAGCATCTCTACTGCTGAGTTGTCTATTGTAACTCTCTAGATATTTTCTAAAGACTTTACTGCGTTCTCTGCGTAACTCGATATTTAAGTGTTCTAGTATTGCTTCAATCTCTTGTAGTTGATTAAAACGATACTCAGTAATACCAGGTAGGGCAGAGCTGGATCTCTCCAGACTGCCCTTGATCCTGCATTCGTACCGGGCTTCTTGTAATTCATTCTCAAAGTATTGTATTGAATCAACAATACTACCTAGATCTTCAACTACTTTATTATACCAAGTACTCATAGTTTTTTACCATTCTTCGCTATCTTCATCATCGAATTCGTCATCAAGTCCTTCATCATCATAATAACTTACTATAGCAGTTTTCATAACTTTGTCAAACTCATGTTTGTAAATTTCGATTTCGCTAATGTCAATAGACTCGTCAAATAGTCGTAGCATACTGTCTGCTACGTGTAGGCGATCCTTCGCGGAAATATGTGGTTTCACTAATTCCCACGACTCGCTTAGAAGTGCAACTTCAGGACTCATCGACTGTCTCCTCAGATAAATCATTATAAGTGTCTAGGTCATCATCAAGATCTACTGCTTCTTTTTGTGCAATAGGATTTTGACCCCACTCATCTATAATTACCTGAAGTTTGTCTCCTGTCCAGCCTTTTCTGAACTCCTTTATTTCTTCACCTGTTACTGGTGAGACATAAGAGAGTTTGTTGCCGACTTTTTCTACAATACCTTTTGATTCAAGCATTTCCAATAGGCCACTATATGGATCCATGCCTGTTTCATATGGTATTTTAATTTGAACGCCTTCAAACGGTTTGCTGTAACGTGACTTCATCACTTTACATGCGGCTCTAATACCTTGTACTGTTGATACTTTGTTGCCATCTAAATCCTCTTTGAGTTTTAGTTTCTTCATTGCAACAACAATACTACTTGCGTATATAAAGCCCTGTCCACCACTGATTTTGTCATCTGGGTCAAACATGTCCTGTGATGCGTATGTGTGGTTAGTAGCGATCAATGCAATTGGAAAAGGAGCAATCTGGTTAACAGTGTTTCTAACCAAAGCAGTTAATGCCTTAGGTTTTCTACCCATGTCACCTTTCATGTCACCTTTTTCAAATTGTGCTACATCAGTGGGTGTTAATAACATACCTAAACTGTCAATTACGAAAACAAGTTTAGGCATTTCATCGTATTCCAAGTCACCATAATTAGACTTGTAGTCTTTCATGAATTCCGAAATGGCTTTTGCTACATCGTCAATCATGGAAACTGAAATACGCAATAGTTTTTCTGGACTAGTATCAACATCGAGTGCTTGTAACCATTCTTCATCAAGAGCATTCTCTGAATCGAACAGTACAACCTGACAGCCCATTTCCTGGGCTGACTTTACAATGTTGCCTGAACAGATAAACGATTTACCAGAACCTGACTCACCTGCGAACACACTGACTTTTCCTAATGGAATGCCTTTATTGAAATCCTGAGATATCAAATAGTTTAGTGTGTAATTGCCAGTGCTGATCCAATCCTTAGGGTCGAAAAAGCCAGCACTAATGCCTGTGATGCTTTTAGTCAGTCCAGTTCTGAACTTAGTTAAGTCAAAAGGTTTCTGCATGGTAACTCCTTAGTTCTGTCTAGAACGGATCATGCTGAGGATATCCTCTGCTGATTTTTTACCGGAATCAACCTCTGCACTAGGTGCAGGTGCGACTTCAGCAACTGGTGCTGGAGCAGGCGTACTTGCAACTGTAGGTGCAACTGGTGCAGGTGCAACTGGTGCCGCTGGTGCTGGTGCTTGTTGAGCAGGAGCACTTGTAGCAGGTGTTGCTGTGCTTGGAACTTCTACGCCATATGGCTTGTAAAAGTTACCCCATTTTGCAGGATCATAAAGATCGCCTTCGACACTTGCGTGGAACATTTCTGCAATGGCTTGGTAGCCTTCAGCAGTAGGTTGTGTAGGCAAGAAGTCTTTCAAGTTGAACAATCCATGTTGATCAACTGCCGCAAGTTGCACTTCATCTAATGCACTCTCTTTACGAGCCCATTTTGAAGTACTATAATCAGCATACTGTCCTTTAGTAGTTTTAGTAATTCTAAAGTCAGTACCATTAACGTAATCAGTTGGAATGTTTTCCATATCTGGGTCCATTAATGATGCTTTAATAATGTTAAAGATCTGAGGTGAGATAACAAACCTTCTGATTGGATTCTCTGGTGATTCCTCAGCCAAAGGATTCTCAGTAACAAAGCCTTGGAAAATGTATGAACGTTTTTTCCAATACTTTCTGCCCATGTCTTCAAGACTTGCATCTTTGAACCAAGGACGTACTTCAGTGAGAACAGGACATGTGTCACCATACATTTCACCGCATGGTACTTGTACTGTTACAGGTTTATTTTCGCCACCAACAACACCTGGGAAGGTGAGTCGGATCATTTGTCGTTCTACCCAAAAGAACGCATTGTCAGTATCAGAGTCAGGTAAGAACCTCAGTGTTGCTGAAGTACCTTCATCGATATTCCAATGTGGGTAGATTGCTTTGTCGCTCTGTTGTGAGCTATTGGATCCAGGCTTGGATTCCATTTGTGCTAGTTTCGCACGGATTTCATCTAATTTAGAAGCCATAATGTTTTCTCCTTATATGTGCCATATTTGCCATGTTCGTAATACACAACATGTGTATCACTATTCTATTATAATGCCTAGATAGAAAAAAGTCAACCTTTTTGTTAAACTTTTTTTCTAACAATGTTATTTATGAAAAAACCCGCATAAAGCGGGTTTTTCTGGTTAGTTTAATAAGCCCAATAATTATAGTATATCGAACTGTTCTAAAAACCGTTCGTATCTAGATTCTGCACTTTCTGCTACACTAGTTTTCATACGAGGTTCGTTTGCACTTAATAAACAACTTTTGATAGTTGAATATTCAAATTGATTTAGCGATTGACCGCCGTGCAATTTCTTACTGATGCCGTTGAGATAGTTTCCTAACATGGCATCATTTGATGCTATGCTCATTTGACCTACTTGGTATCCTAATTTTGCATGTGGTGTAGTAAAATCCAAACTGTCATTTTCACTAATCAAATCCTTCAGGCCACTAAAAGATTCTTTTGCGATTGCTTCTTGTATTCTACTTTCGAATGATTTTCTTCTTGCCATTGCATTCTTGATAGTACCAACTACCCCAGATACTCTATCATCAAAATGAGTTTCAGTAAATTTGCTTTCTAAATCTATATCATCCTCTAAAATTTCTACAGAGTTGCGATGCTCTACTTCGTTAACAGTACTTGCATAAGTTTTAGTACCTGCAAGTTTCTTAAACGTTCCTCTTATAGAAGATATATTTTCTAAAGCAATATTGACAAACTCTTCGTTAGTTTCATTAATTAAATTTGCTGATCTTACGTATCTAACAAACTCTTGTAACTTACGATATTCTCTTGCCATTTCAGTGATGTTTGTTCCGATTGCATCAAAAGTTTCACCACCTTTTTGTATATGACGAGCCATTGCTCTTGCGGCTGATAAATTATTCTCTGACATCTTGAATCTTTCATCGCCACGTTGGATAAAGATGCTGTGAATATTTCTACTTCTAGCACCTCTGATTTCTTCATTGACTGGCTTTTTGTGTTTTACAACTATCTTAACATTATCAAGACCTTGATAACTTGTTTTGGAACTACCAGTCATTGTACCGAAACCTTCCATTACATCTGCCATATCTTTCTCCGATGACTGAACTATATCTATTTTTTCAGCCTTTGGTTTTATAGTTTTATTAAAAATTCTAAAATCGAATGTTAATAAAAAATCATTTGCTATTTCTTTTAGACTTCCTCGTAAACTATCATGGTCTACTGAGTCGCCCACTGCTAATGCAATTTCTTTTGTATTGGCATCTAGTCGTACTAGCAAATTTGGTTCTGCGACTGCAAATCTTGTTGCTTCTTGTGGATCAGTTACTAGTTCACCGTTTTTGTTAAAACTTTTCACTACATATCCTTTACCTTTCAGTAAATTGAATATTTTTTCTGATACCACTTCTGTATTTACAGCCATTGAATTCTCCTTCAATACTATTTATCTTCTTGTATAGGTTTAGAGGTATGGCATGGGTTCATCATACTCGTCTTCGGGTATCATGATTTCTGCATTTGTGAGATTACTATTGACTATGTTATATACTTCATCTTCAAAGGTTGATATATACGATATCATTCTCACGCCTAATAAGAATGACATAACCAGGTCATCGTGTTCTCCTGGTTTAGCACAAAAACTATTTCCTTTTGCAACAAAGTTTTTAAGTTCGCTAATTAATGCTTTACTGTTTAACTTAAACTTGTCTTGTTCTATAAAACGTTTTAATTGTACACATGATTCTACTTTTGTTCTATGACTGGTATGGAAACCTTTGCGACCTTTCTGCCCTTGTATCTTCTTTGGTTCATGTAGCATGTCTCCTGGAAAACTTTCTTCGCCTGTGTCTCTGATCACTACCAGTGCCGCTTCACCAATACTATTATTCTCTACACTCCAATAAATTTGCTGTACTTGTAATTCTTTGAGATATTGTAGTATCTCCATCATAGTACGCATTTGTCCTTCTACTGGAGTTCTGTTGTGTTGCCACTCAGCAATCTGTGTCATTGTGGGCAATTCTATTACTTGTATTGCACTGTAATCTCCACCTGTTCCTGCACTAGGATCTAAACTTACAACATAAGTGCAATTAGGATGTGGATGTTTATACCAACGAACTTGTCCCATTTGACGTATAGGATCTATGCCATGTAAGTCAACCAATTTCAAAGGAGAAATTAATGTTTCATCATAGATAACAAATTCACAATCATGTTCACGTCTAAAACGTTCAGTGCCAATACTGGACTTTTCTTGTAACGCCCAAGCCTCATCACGTTCTGGGTGTTCGTCCCATTTTGCTAAGAAAGGCTTAAAGCCATTAACACCAACTTCTTGTTCATTGCCGTGTTCATCAAACATTTTATTTGCACCACGCCAAATAGTTGCAAACTGATCATCATCATTGTTTGGTGTTGATGTTACAATAGCCTTACCACCTGTTGCTAGTGTGGGTGATAAGGAAGTCCAAAACTCTTTCGCAATAGTATTACGCACAAACGCAAACTCATCACAATATATAAGTGTTAAGGACATACCACGTCCAGTGTTTTCTGTTGTTGTACTACTAACAATACGTGAACCATTGTCAAAGGTTATACTGCCTTTGTTGTATTCTGCAACACCTGCTCTTATATAATCGGGTACATTCTCATAAGCATAACGTATACGTTGCATGATTTCACTTGCACCTGCCGCTTTGTGTGCCGCAACTAATATTGTACTATCAGGCTTAAACATAGCATACCACAGCAAGTATCCTGCGGCTACAGTAGTTTTACCCATCTGTCTACCCAGCATGTTTATACTGTATCTGTAATTATTATAGTTTTCTATTAGATCTAACTGATATTTAAAAGGGTCAAAATCTATACCACCTTTTGTAGGATGTTGTATTTTTACATGATTAGTCATAAAATACAGAGGGCCACCCACAGGATCTGCACAATTTTTGAAATCTTGAATAGTATCTGGGGTATATGCGACCTTGCTATAGCCTTGTTTAACCAGACTGGTATCTGCTGTTCCTCGTGCCATATTACTATTTATACAGTAATTATACTTGGATTTGGTTTTTTGTGTAGATTATGTTTTAATATCCAGTCATATAGATGTTGAGCAATAGCCATATGCCCTAATTTATCAGGATGTACTGTATATTCTTCAATAGAATATTTTTTAGAGATGGCTTTACCTGAAAAGGCACTTAAAGGAATAACTCTTTTATCTTTTGTTAATGATCTTAAAGTTTGATCTATGAAGGGTTTTTCTGGAGCATCATCAGATACAGCGGCAGAATATATTAAAAAAGGAATATTTCGTTTGATTAAAAAATTTTTTATTAGGGAAAGATTTTTATACATATATTCTAAATGCTCTACATAATTTGTAAATCGTGTGAGAAGCCATTGTGTTGCAAATTCCTTAACTTTTTTTACATCATCCGCATCAATATGTTCTTCAGGTACACTTACAAACAAAGGTTCTTGTATGTCTAGATAATCAGTACTTTTCCTAACGTAAGAAATCATATATCCAAAGCCACCTGTTTCGTTATTATTAACTTCTGTTCCTTTTGCCATAACAACAGGAGTAATATCTTGATTTTTAAATATACCGTCTCTTGCCTTAACTGTTCCTATACTTCTATATGTAATATAAGAATACTCTGCGACAACAAACAGTCTATCAAATGTTTTGAATTTATTATAATACTGATTACAGAAATTTTGTATATCGAATACTTGCATGTCGCAAGGTTTGGCAACTAAGGAATGATTCCATAAATTATTACAATTAGTTAAATTTGCAAATTCATCTACCCAAGAATAGGTATCTGTTGTTTTAAATAGACTTCTTTCGTGACCTTTACCCCATCCTGAGGCATAACTTGTTCCGTCTACATATAGATCGGTAAACATGAATTTATGAAAGTCGTTTTGCTAATTTATCTTTGATGTAGTTTACTAAAACTTCTTTATCTGTTGAGTATGAAGCGTCTGCATCGCTAGTGCCACATGGTGATTCTTCATCACTATCAGGCTCTACTACTTGTACTTCAGGTTCATCATGTGCTTCTGGTTCGTCGTCTGCTTCTGGTTCATCTTTATACATGTCTTGTGGTAAAGTAAGTCCTGCCATTTTAAGTACTTTTGCAAGTTCTTGCATATCATCGCCACTTGCTTCTATACTTACAGAACCTTTATCAGTATTTTTATGTTGCTTAAATTCTACTGAACCTTCAACATGTTCAGGGGAATCTGCATCACCATAAGCATCACTCATTGCTTCTGAAAGTCCTGCTAACATTTTTAATTCGTCTAAATTAATTGCTTCTATTTCCATACCTTCTTCTATATCTGCTAGTTTGACTTTTACTACTTTTCCATCATCTGTTTGAACAATAGCCTCATCATCTGCTTTAGGCATAGTAGAATTAATAACTCTAACTTGTCCTAAATCTTTATGTGTTTTTTGCTGTCCTACATCTTCAGGACCTTGATCAGGTTGATCAGGTTGTTGTGGTTCTTGTGGTTCTACTTCTGGTTCTACATCTTGTGCAAATTTTTCTTTATGTCTTGATATACTATCAACTGCATCTGAACCAGTTAAACTATCTAGAACAGGTTTAATGAACTGAAAAAACGGTTGTGCATGTGAAGGTGGAATTCCTTCTCCTTTCTTCATCATACCGTAAGCCATCATTACCTTTTGTGTTAATGCAGTATCATCTCCTACCATTTTTTGCACAGCCTCTCTAGACAGTTCTTCTTCTATAGATTCTATTTGTCCGGAAGCAATTTCGTTAGGCCCTGGTATTTTACCACCATCAGGATCATTAATGCCCATATCTGATCTTGTTTTACCTTGTCTTTGCCATGCAGGTACATCAAGATCTTTTTGCATTGATGCTTGTTTATCGGCTACTACTTTACTTGATATTTTATTCAACTGTATTAACTTAGGTAAATGTCCTGCTTGAATCATTGGGTCTAAAAGACCTAGTAATATTTCTATTTGTTCTGATTCTGCGGCTGGTAGTGCCTTACCTTGCTGTAAATGAGTTCTAGCACTTTGTAATCTACTAGTAATTAGGCCAGCCATTTCTGCTCCGCCTAATGTTCTAATTCTACTTATATCAGTAGTCTTCATTACTGGTTCAGCCTCTATAATTTTCTTATCTGACATTGTTACGACCTCTTACTACTTTGAGAAATAACATCAACAGTTTTACTTGATTCTGTACCTCTACCCATATTCGGTAATCCGTGTATTTGAGCACCTAGTTCTGCTAAGTCATCGCCCATTAATTCGTCTTTACTAGGATAGTTACGGAAATAGTCTGCGCCTTTCTCTGCTTTAATTTTTGCTAATTCCTCTAAAAACTTTTTATTATATTCTTCACCAAAGAAGTTTGCTTTAAAATCAACATCTGCATTTTCATTTTCGTAATGTTCCATACTTTCATCGTTGAGTAGTGCATCTTCTTCTGAAACTTGTCTGTCTACATCTTCTTTTGCTCTAAGTTCTGCCATTTCAGATTCTATTCTTCTAGGATCTTTAACACCATAAGCAAGGACTCTTTCGTGATCCATACCTAAATTAACAGCCAACCATACTTCTAATATTCTTTCGTTGACTGGGTACTTTAAAATAATATCTGTACTACATACCTCTGATGTACATTGTGTACCTTTTGCTCTATAAAATTCTTTTGGATTCTCTTCTATAGGTGTTCTTTTAAATGGTGTAGCACTGACAAGGTTATATTTGTCTAGACATTTTTCTAACATGTCCATTTGTTCAGAACCACAATCAGCGGCAAACTTTACTCTGTAGCCGTACTCTTTGTTGAATGATTCTGTTATATAGTCTTTAAGTTTCATATTTAAACTCCGTTTAAACTTCGTTGTTACACTTATTTATCAGAATACAGATATTTTTGCTAAATAATTGCATGTCAAAAATAAAAGTAAAAGAACCTCAACATCCTACAG